CGCTTCGACAGGCACGCCCAACAGTCTGGCGATCTCCTGCGGAGGCTTGCCCGCCGCCTTCAACTGGTTGACCTTCATCGGATCAGCCTGCGGCTGCTTCGGCTGGCCGAGCTGCACCGGCTGAACGGGTTGCTGCGGCTGCTGTTGCGCGGGAGGGTTCCACGGGTCCACCGGAGCTGTCTGATATCCCTGATTCGGGGTCTGCTGAGGCTGCTGTGGAGTAACGGACTGCTGCTGCGCGTAACCTTGCTGGGGTTGCTGCATGACAGGCTGCTGTGGAGCCTGCTGGACGGGCTGCTGGGGTTGGTCGCCGTTGAGGAGATTATTCACGCCGTTGGCGGGTTCGATACGGAACGAGAAGACCTTCGGCGGCTGGGGCGCGTTGCCGCGTTCGCCCAGCCCGATGTAGGTTTCGGTGATGGTGTCGCCCGGCTTCGGGGTCTTCACGCCGGCCTGCATGCAGGCCTCGCGGAACGCCTTCAACTGGATTCCCCAACCTTTGACCCAGAGTGAGCGGCGGCCGTCGTCGTCCTCCACGCTCGGGTCGCGCAGTTGGGTCTGGATGATGACGTGGATCTGCTCTTTCGGACGCCCGTCGTTCCAGAACGCCGGCTGCTTGGTCTGGAAGTCGTTGACCTGTGTGGTCTCGATTTTCTCGATGACGCCGGTCACCGTGTCCCCCGGCTGGCTGTTCGCGCCGAAGTAGGCTTTGGCGCTGTTGCCGGCGAGCAGTTCGTCGAGCGAGCTCAACTGGGCGGGCTGACGCTGCTGCGGCTGATAGCCGTACCCCTGCTGCGGGTAACCATACTGTTGCTGTGGCTGTCCGAACATGATTGTTTTCCTTTCGTTACTTGGTGAACTGGTATTCGGATTCGATTAGGGGGGTGAGTCGGAGCCACTTGTCGGGCACGTCCGGCCATGGCTTTTCGTCGAATTCGGGGAGCGCGCTCATGTCGGGCCAGACCCGGCCCTTGCAGGAGAAGCACTTGTCGGGTCCGGCCGCCGGCAACTGTTTGATCCAGCTGTCGCGCACGTCGGGGCCTTCCGCCTGCTCCACGCAATCCATGAGGTTGACGAGCAGTTGGGCGCGGCTCAACGCCCATTTGCCGGGCTCCGGGTCGAACCTTGTCTCCCAAGGCAAAGCGTCGCCCAAACTGGTCTTGTTGCTGGGCAGGAAGTAAATGCAGTTGCGTTCCACCCGTTCGCCCTCGTTCTGCAGGCCCATGCCGTAGAGCGACGCCTGTATCCGGTATTGTTGCGATGGGCCGTGGGCCTTGACCTTGGTGACGGTTGTGTTGCCGACGTTCTTCCAATCGATGGTGCTATGGGTTTTGCGATCCCAGAGGTCGATCGAACCGGTGACGTCGTAGCCGCCGTGCAGGCCCTGCAATCGGCCTACGGTGACGCGATATTCGCTGCGCCAGCGCTCCACGAGTTCGGTCACGTTGTCCTCACTCGTGTAGAGGAACTGGTGCGCAGGATCCCTGTTCAGCTCGCGGAACATCTGCTCGAAGTGCTCGTGCACGCACGTGCCGATGAACGGCCGCCAACCCGGCGAACGACGCTCCGGCCAGCCCGCCAGTTTCGCCGCGAGGCAATGCACGCAATCCGTTCCCAGTTCGGATGGGCCTATCTCACGCTGCAGCTCACGCGGAGCGTTCTGGATATCCGCTTCGATGAGCTGGCGGATCTCCGGCCACAATCGTGGTTCCTCCATCGTGTCCGTCTTGGTTTTCGGCGTTGCCGGCGGCTTGTCCATATCGGGTGCCGACTGCGTCATGGGCGGCACGTCGACGGGTATCGCGTCACCCTGCTGTTGGGCTTGTGCTACGGCGAGAATGGCGTCATTCATGCTCATGGTTCTTCACCTCCTTCAAAAACTCGTTGATCTGTTTCCTAATGTCCGCCAACGCGGTTCTGCTGAGCCGTGTAATGGCCACCGCCTCGTCCGAATTGTCGAAGCGCAGCGTGTAGGTGCGGTCGCCGTCCTTCGCGATGGTTACCGGCATGCTGCCGAAGGCCATCGAATGCACGGGGAAGCCGGTCTTGCCTTGCGTCTCCAGTTCGCGTATGGCCTTGTGGATGCGTCTGGCGACGGTGAGGCCCAGCTCGTCGAGCTGCTCGGAACGGATGACGTACAGGTCGTCGGTCAGCTCGTTGCCGTCCTCGTCGTGCAGGTCGTAGTCGGCGATAACGCTTTCCACGATCTGGGCGATGCCCAGGCTGGACAGTTC